GGTATATAATTAAATCAAGATAAGAAAAGGAGGAACAAAAAATGAAAGAATTTGATGTATTAAATAAAAGCGCTTGTAGATGGTTCACCGTCGACGAAGAATGGCTCGATGGTGTACAAAATATCGAGGACATTGACGAGTTGGCGTTTTTCATAACGCCAACAACAGAAGAGTTGGAAGTTAAATATAAATCTGGTAATACACTCTGTTACCAGAATGTATACGGAACATGGTGTGACCCGTATACAATTAAATAAAATCAAAAAAGGCCAGGGATTCCTCCCTGACCTTTTTACTATTTTACATGTACTTTTTTCTTGTAATAGGCTGCGATCCATCCACTTGGGCATTTGATCCAGATATCACCGTTAGATTTTTTTACCTGTTTGCAGGTAATCTTTGTGCCCTTGTCCAAGCACCCATTTTTGTCTTTATCGTGTTTCTTTCCATCTGCTGTAAGTTCGCTGTGGTTTTTTGCACGATAGTTCGTGCCTGCTCCTGTGCGGACTACCATATTGCTCTGTAAGGTGTATGTATTCCCTACTTTATAAGTAGGTGCGTTGCTTGTGGATGTCGTTTTATTTCCAGAAGATGTTCCGCTGGAACTGTCGGATCCGCTGGAAGCTACTGCTTTTCCAGTTACCGCTTTCACAATTGCTTTAGCACATTTGTCTGCGTCCCATACTTTGGCGTCGTCCTTATCGTCCACGAAACAACACTCGATTAATACCGCCTTTGCTTTTGTAGATCTAAGGACAAATAAACTTTTGTCTATTTTTACGCCTGCATATCCGCTTGGTGTCGTTTTATCGCTTCGAAGCGCATAACCAAATGTATCTGCGATTTCATCCGCGATTTTTTTCGCTTCTTTCTTTGCGCCGGTTGAATAACAAAGCACTTCAACGCCGCCAGTTTTCCCGTCCCCTTTTTTATCGTTTCGCCCAGAATTAAGATGTATAGAGATATCCAAGTCAACGTTGTGTTTATTACATTTCGCTACGATATTGGCAAGGTTTTTGCTCTGCGTAGTCCCTGCGTCGTCTGTACAATCATATACCGTATGTCCTTGAGCTTTTAAATATTTTATAACAGCATTTTTGACTTTCCTATCCTCTGTTACTTCGTCCAAGATCCCAGCGGCTCCCGGTACTTTCTTATTATGTCCGCCATGTACATTATATTTTGCCATGTTATTCTTCTCCTTTCACTGCTTTTTCTGCTTCTGCAATGTCTTCTGCTGTTGGTTCTACTCCTGCGTCCAACTCATATCCTTCTTTAAATTCTCCCATAACTATTCTCCTTCCTTTCCTGTTTCATTTTCTGTTTTCAATTCCGGCAACCCCTTAATGGATGTAAGTAAAGACGCTACGCCTGCTAATGCCGCTGTTCCTGCAACCGTTTTCCAATCTACGGCTGTGATTGTTGCAGCTGCCGGAAGCATTGCCACAGCAGTCTGCGCCATGGTCTTTACTGCTCGAATCCCCGCCGCTTTTGCCCATGCTTTGTATTTTTTCATGCTTCGTTCTCCTTTCGTATTTCTTCTTTGATTTCATCTCGGATCTCGTCGATTCTTTTCCAGATCGTCCGGATCTCTGCTTCTGTTTTGATCTGCCGCTCTGTCAAGGCCTGGATCTGGCTGTTAATCGCCTTAATATCCGACCTGGTCTCATTGGTCGTGGCGCAAATCTGGTCAAGTTTCATGTTGGCCTTCAATACGCCCTGGCTGTCCTGCTGGATATCTTTTTTTCGGTTCGCAAAAAATGTGGCCGCCGCAACCAACAAAGAGGATACGGATACTAATATAGATACGTCAATTACCGTTCCTGGGTTCATTTCTGCTCCTTTCTTTGGATTTTCTGCAAAATAAAAAGACCCTTAGGTCTTGCTCTTATTTCCATATTTTCTCCTTGCCTTTACACCTGCGTAAAATAGTTTCCTATCATCTGATCTGGACTATAAACAAAGCTATATTCCTTACCTTCTTCATCTCCAGATCTCTCGCACTTATAAATCACACCATTCCAGCGGTAGTACTTTCCTATAATATAAGTAAAAGCATTGGTCGTCACGTCCGCTGGTACGTCGATCGGGTCTTCCAGGGTGCCTGCCTGTTCTTCTACAATCTGTGTGTAGATAGCAGACGTTCCCTCTCCCGGAATCCACTGCGACTGGAATGTAAAGTTCTCCTGCCGTGTCTTGTACAGCTTACCAAGGTGCTGGAATTTAAACCCTTCTTTCTCCGCTGCATATGACTGTTGGCAGAGTTCCGTCCATTCCGGATATAAATTTGTAAAGTACAATGCCTCGGAATCTGATAAATCCATGGTATTAATCTGCTTCGTGGCCAGTTCCACGGCCAGCTCTTCCCGGCTCTTTGGCGGAGCATCTACCAGAGTCCATACCTGCTGGATTGTTTCTCCTGCATCCGTCCAACTGGATACATAGAGTTTATTCTCCGGTGCATCGTCTGGCATTTCTGCGGTCTGTAACTCTTTATATCCCTGTGCTTTCAGAATGTCCTCCGGCGGATTAAATATGGTCTTTCCGTCTACGATTATTTTCTTCGGAGCGTATGAGAGTGCTCCGTTTATCAGTTTTGCTAACAATTTATCATCTCCTTTACCATGCGATGTAATTATATTGTTCTGGCACTAGATAGCCGGGTTGCGAACTCGAACTTCCTTTTACAATAACTGTTCTTCCGGAAAATTCAATACAGTTTGTATCAACATTGCCGGCAGGGGATGTTCCTGCGGTATTCGTTCCAATCGCACTTTCCCAGAATCCATCTATATGCGTTATTCCTAGAATCGTCCTGATACCATATCCAAGATTTGTAGTATTCTTCTGCAAAATAAAATTCTTGCATTCTCTTTCAAGTTCGATTGAATATTCTGTTAAATTTGTCTCTGGTGTAAAGCTACCTCTTATCATTCCGCCGCCTCCGATCTCTTCCATCATCATCCTTCGCCGCTGGAGCAGTCTCATCTCTCCACCCCGCTTTCGGCATTATTTAAGCTGTCTGTCTGTCTGTCTGTCTGTCTGTCTGTCTGTCTGTCAAGATTGTATTTGTAATTCTCATAGCGTCAATCCCTCCTATGCAAATTTCCCGCATATGATTTTATATTCTTCTCCGTCCGCAAGCAGTCTGTTCGCAGGAGATAAATGCAGTGTTAGATTTCCGGAACTATGCGTTGCCCACATAGTAGTATTTCCGTAAAGACCGTCTATGTCGTAGACAAAACCTCCGTTAACTATGTTTGTGAGGTTTGCCGTTGTATATGATGCTCCTGAATACATGTCTCTAAGAATCGCACATCCATATGCGGCATTTACATCAATCTGGAGATTTGTTCGTTTTACATAGATATAATCTGGTTCAAAATCCATCGGTATCGTTATTTCTGTTGTGCCGTTTCCGGTAAATGTACCTTCATATTTCACGCTGTCACCTCCAAAAATCAAATCCATCAACATTCTACGTCTCATTCACAGCTACCCCCTTAATGTAAGCCACATTTTCCAGTATCGATACCTCATATTTCATGTTCGCTTCGATGCTGTATGTATCAGTTAGGACGTTATTTAAGGTCAGCGTGCAGGCTGTTGCCCCACTGGTGAAGAAAAAGTGATACTGGTTTGCCACATTGGAATCCGTTGGAGTTCCCAGTGTGACCGTCAGGCTTGCCATTTCCGGAAAAACATACAGCTTATTCGGTTCGAGGGTTACTGTTGTATCTGTGTTCTGCATTTCCTGCCGGGATACAACACCAGAATCTCCTGCCGGTCCCTGCGGTCCAGTTTCTCCCTGCGGACCCGCTGGTCCCTGTGCCCCGGTCTCGCCTTGTGGTCCCTGTGGTCCAGTGGCTCCGGTCTCTCCCTTGTCGCCTTTATCTCCTTTGTCGCCCTTTTCTCCTTTCAGGGCTGACAGCTGTACAAGGTCAGTCCATGCGTTATCACCTACATACCGCCACTGAATTGCTGTTCCGCTGTTCTGGAGTTCAATTTCACGTCCGTCTTTTCCCGGTGCTCCACCTCCACCGCCGTTTTCTTCCAGTTCATCCAGTCTGGCAAGAACCTGTTCGATGATGTCCGGATTCTCTGCCACAACTGCTTCTGTGGTTTCTAATCCCTCCAAGACTGTAAGCTGTGCAATGGTGGTATTAAACTCTTGCTGTACGATCCCTTCTTCGCCTGTCTTCTTTAGACAAACGATAAAGCGAATACTTCCTTTATATGCCATTGCATTGCGACCCAAAAGCCAGCTAAATGTAATGTAGTCCCCAGACACTTCTTTGTCCGTAACGACATATATATCTCCGTTTCCGTTTGCGTTTAGGTAATTAATCCGGATATCAAACGCAGACAAATCAACTTTATCGTATTGCTTGGGCATCTGGAAATTCAGCCGCCTTACATCTTCGTCTGATTCCACTCCGACGGTCTGGAGACCGGAAGGAATCGTGATAGTTCGCAGGTCATTGTCGATCGTGCAGATTTCCTCATCCACGGAGTATGTATCCGCTTGCGCCAGCGCTTCTTCTAAGTCCATTTCATCACTTCCTTTCCTGCTTTACTTTTATCTCATTCGTTGTGATTCTGTAGCCATCTCTCTGTCCGACAACCCGCACTCCGAAGTTATCCCAAGTAAGTGCTTCTGCAGGTATTACACAGCTGCCGTTTTTAATCGGCTGCGGATATTCCTTTCTCATGCCGGAAAATACAGCCGCCATCCGGCATCCTGCCCATTCCTCGGAAAATAAAAACTCCGCCCGGAGATATCCTTCGGTTCCGGCTACGATTCCAGAAAAATCGCAGTCCGGGTCTTTGGTTATCGCTTGGGCGGTTATGATAAATTTTAAAGTTCGCATATGACCCTCCTATATTTGTTGTCAATCAGCTACAAAAAAACTTTCATAGAATGGCAACCATACATTTTCTGGAGTATTGATATAAGTTCCACCATTCCGATACCGCGAAAACATAACGGGGCCCTCAAATGATATTCTTAATGACCATATGCTTCCCTGAGAACCCTGGCACACTTTGTCAATGTGTGCCATCGGTCGGTATCCCTCTGGCAAGGTGAATATAGTATGTTGGTCTGTGCCACCTGCAATAGTTTTTTTACACTGCGCAGCCCCGCATATCGTTACTTTGTTCCCTTCCTTTCGATATCTTATAGCCCAAGTTCCTCCAGTATAATAATCAACAAATTCACTTTCCAATTCCGGGTAAATCCACCCTGTATCCTCGTTTGTGCTACACAGATTAAGTCGTTTTCTGACCTCTGTCACATTGATTCCGTCCAGTTCTACCTCAAAAACCGGGCAGTCATCAATCAGATCACCGTTTCTTAAATCTCCTTCCGTATATGCCGGAACAGTTGGGTTTGACTCTGCTGGCGTTCCCTGGATGACAACCCATTCATTTTTTTCGATTTCCGTCTCTTCTTCAACAGTGTACCGATTCACTACAAGATCAATTCGTTTCATTCCTTGCGTTCCATTTTGGATTGTAATCTCATCATAAGTTCCGTTGTCTACAGATGATATATTCCCGTGATGACACATCATCCCGGATTTGACTCTAAGCAAATTGTTTGATGCCAATTCCGGCTCCAGGTGTTCTCCGGTCTGCAAGATACAGCTTAGGCTCCCAACAGTCCCTTCAATAAACTGCCGGAACTGCGCTGATGTAACATGGTCATCCGCGCCTCTCCCTGATACTATCTTCATGATTCTTCTCCTTCCAGTTTGTAAGCCTTTGATTCCACTCCGTTTGTAATTGCATAAGTGATATTTTCGACTGGTTTCGACATATACATCCCAGTCAGATAATCCCTGCCGCCGACAATATCGCCGATATTTACATCTAAGCCCAACGATGCCGCATCCATCTTAAAGGTCTGCTTATTCATAACCTCCTGCAACTTTTCCCTAGACGTTTCTTCCAGTTCGTCTGTTTCTGTGGATGTGTTTTCGTACACTTCTGCAATCTCATCCAGCCCAGTATAATACTGTGTCTTCCCAATACTGCCATTTTTCTGCACATATAAATGTAATACGTTCCTGTCCTGCAGTTCGCCTTTGCCAGTAACAACCAGATGATTCACGCCGTCCCGGATATCTTCCATTGTATAGTTCAGCTGACAATCTTTGGATAATTCGATTTCGCTGGAATAGTCCACGATTGGAACAGCTTCAATAAATACCTTCCCCGGTTCTCCTGCATTCCTTCGAAAAGCAATCTGCAGTCTGTATCCTTTGCTTTTTAACATCTTTGTGATGCCATCTAATAAAGTACAATACCTGTCAAATTGATAATTGCTCATCGCAACTCCAGTGTCTGTATCCGGTACATAAAAAATAGAGTCGGTTCCTTCGTCTCCACCAAATGCCGGCTCTATCAATTCTTTCATAACTGCATGCAGTTCCCCTGATACCTTCTTATAATCCTGGCCAGCTGGCGGCTCGATGACCTTTTTTGCCAGCCTGCCCCGCCAGGAGCGGCCTTTGAGTTCTACATAATCTAATGTAGTATCCGTTAATACTTGGCCAATGATCCCGCCGTATTCCGTGCCTGGAATATATATAAAGTAGGAAAAGGTAAGTTCCGGGATCCAGTTTGACCGTGCGATCTGCACTGAAAAATTCCGGTTTCCATTCAGGTCTACGGTTACATTGGCATTTTGAATAGAGCCAAGTTCCTTCCGGTTTGGGTCTGCTAAGATTACCATGCAGCTTCCCTCCTTTCCAGGTAAAGTATCAAATCGAATCCAAAATCTCCGGACCAGTTAATGTTTAGCAGTCCGGAGGGGATTTTTTCAAAGATAGAGTGCTCCAGTCCGCGATTATGAAACAGATTCTGCGCTGTTCCATTGCTTAAGTATTTGTAAACTGTATCGCTCTGGCTGTCTATAACCATATAATCTCTGGCATCCAGCGTTGTAAAAACCTCATATGGATAGCCATTTATTAGCACCCTAGGATTTACGCACGGACCATATACAATCATTTGAAATTCTGAGGAGGTCGGATGCTCAATTTTCCACGATACCTGTCCTTTTTGACTCGGTGCAAAATTAAAAGGAAAATTAAAAGGAAAGTTAAGTCCATCCTGCAGTGTTTCCTGCCGTAAAGAAAATTGCTTTCTAACTTCTCTTACCCATGAAAGGGTTGGGGCAGAGAAAACAAGCTCTACTTGCGCCGATACAAAACTTGTCCACTCTGATTTTTTAGATGATTTAATCTTGCATCTTAGCCACGTATCATTCACAAAAAGTTTTCCGTATACTCCTTCTTCCGAATCAACCGCAATCACCTGATACAGATTTTCTAGGTTTGAAATCAGTTCTTCACTAGTTTTACCCAATACATCAATCGTAACTTTACGATCATAATCCGTTCCTGTTTCTTCCCAATCTGCATCATACCAATCTGCTTCTATCGCTCTATAAGGGTATTCCATCAGATTTATTTTTTTCCCTCTTAAATTCTCATAGTATGCTATCATATCCGTGGCACCGCTCCTTCCGGTAATGGTCTGTCAATCCGTTCTGTTCCGATATAAATCGGTCGGTTACTTTGCTCTTTGAAAATTTTCCGCTGGATTTGCTCAAATCTGTCATAATCAAATATTACATTGTTTCCGTTATTTTGATTTGGATTAGAAACAGACTGAACAATTTGGTATATTTTCCCTTGTTTTGATGCAGCAATACGATCCATTTGCTCTTCCATAGATCTTCTCATTTTCACATTCAACACCGGAAGGTCTAATTTTGCATTTGCAAATTTCTTTGCCATAGATTGCAATTCCGGAGACAAATCAATTTTTGAAATTTCTCTTGAAAGATTTGAAGAAAATGTCTGCCCAATATTATTCGCTTGTCTTTCAGTTAACTTCGTTGCTACATCAAGTGCTCCACCAACCATAAGACCAGCCGCTTTATTAACAGGTTTGAAACTTCTTTCCAATCCTATTACATATCCAGCTCCGGAATTTCCGCCTTCTTTAATCCATTCTTTTGCCGGAGAATGTGACTTTTGAGCGTCTTTTCCGCCGCTGATTGCGTTTTTAACAAGATTCCATCCAGCATCAAATGCTTTTCCAAGCCATGATCCAATTCCTTCTATAAAACCAGAACCTGCATTACTTCCTTCGTCGTACAAATCATCAGAATCAGCCCCTTTTTTAGCATTATCTGTCAAAGATTTTCCTTTACTTTTTGCATTATTTTTATTACTACCAGACCCTACAGCGTTTCCGTAATCCTTTCCTGCCTTATCGCCAGTTTTTTTCATTTTAGGAGGAGTTTTATCAGCTTCTGTAGTCATAAGTTTATTCATGGCTGCTACTGCCTGCTTTGGAGACATTCTTCCATCCATAACTGCCTGCTGTATGCTTTTCGGAACATCACGTCCTGCCGCAGATGATTTGCTCAGTAAATCATTAAAAGTTACAAGGTTTTTCATCTGTTGTACTGCAGTAGATGGTTTTGTTTTACCTGAATTTACCTGTTTTTTAATGTTTTCGGGCACATCATATCCGGCCTTCTGAGCCTTAGCTACAAGGTCATTAAACTGTATTAATGCCTTCATTTCGTTTACGGCTGTAGAAGGTTTTATATTTCCACTTCTGATTCCACTTGATAAAAATTCTGGAATTTGATACCCTTTTTCTACAGCTTGTTGTACAAGACTGTCATAACTTATCAATGATTTTAGCTGTTCTACAGATTGAGGTACTGCATATTGTCCAGACAAGATCCCTTGAGATATATTTTTAGGTATATTTTTTCCCGCATCTCCTGCTTCTGATACCAAACTGTCAAACTTAATAAGTCTTTTTAATTCATCTGTTGATTTTGGTATGGAATATTTCCCTGATGCGATTCCTTCTGACAAAGAATCTGTAATATCTTTTCCGTCAACTTTAGCTTTTTTTACAGCAGACTGAAAATCACTTAATCGATTCATTTGTGTAATGGCATCTTTAAAACCAATTTCTCCTGACGCAATTCCTTCTGAAAGTTTTTTAGGTATCTCTATACCTGTTTCTTTTGATTGCTTTTCTGCCGAACTTCTCAATTCATCTAGATTAATCAATTGATTTAGTTCTTTCCCAGTCTGCGGAACTGAATATATACCTTTCTTTATTCCTTCTCCAATAGATTTTGGTACCTGTTCTGCTTTAATTCCAGCTTCTTTTGCTAAATTATCTAAGTTCTGCTCAAATGTTGCAAAAGCCTCTTGATTACTGTGAGCTTCTCCTAATTTATCAAGTTCTCCGTTTAATTTATCCAATTCTCCCTGGTATTTATTAACGGAATCTGTAGCTCTTTTATAATTTCCTTCGGCCTTGTTCTGTTCCTGCTGTGCCTTTTGCCATGCTTTCTCTTCTTTACTTCCTGCTACTGCTCCAGCATTAAGATATTCTTCTTTTGCTTTTTGCGTATTTTTTATAGCATCGGCTTTTCTTTTTTCCGCCTCAGTCTGTTTCTCTGTCGCCTCTGTAAGTTTTATTTCAGTATCTACAATATCTTCGCTTACATTTTCCATCTGTTTTGCATAAGCTTTGGCTACCGCAAGTTCTTTCTGCGCAGATATATTTTTCTTGATTGCTTCTGTGGATTTGTTCAGCTTATCTTTTTCAGCGTCATACTTAAGCCCCAAATCCGGAACTAATTCATTAAGGCGTTTTACAATCGTTTCTATCTGCTGTTTCTGGCCAACAGATTTTTTTTCAACGCCCATGAGACTTTCCAGTTTTTGTTCTAAAAACTCTGCCTGTGCGCCTTCGTTCTTCGCTGATTCAATCGCTTCTTCTCTTTTTTTGCGATTATTTTCTAGTTCTTCTGTATACTTTCTTTGGGATTCTGCTGATTTTTCCAGTTCTGCTGAAAATCTAGTTTCCGCTGATATGCTATGTTCCTGAGTGAGTGCATATGCCGCAATTCCTGTTGCTAATGCTCCAACTGCAATTACAGCTAATCCAATCGGACCACCGGCTAATGTACACGCTTTATTAAAAAGACCCATCGCTGTTGCAACCAATGATACTTTACCAGTAAGCACTCCAACTACTGTCTGTAGTCCAGTAAGTCTGCCCTGCTGCGCTGCAAGTGTAATTGCATTTGCTTTTTCCATTGCCTGCAGTGCTTGATATGCAGTAGAAAGGGCTTTTACTCCTACAGATGCTTTCTGAAATACTTTGTAAGCTCCGACAGCACCAAAATATGCCGTAGTAAGAGGAATCAGTGTTCCAAGGTTTTCTACTAATGTGCCTGTTGCAACACCTAATGCTTCAACTCCAACTTTTGCCGTAGTTTTCGCAATCTTCCCAAGATTTTTTACAGTGTTGACCGCTTCTTTCGGAACAATCTCTTCAATTTTATTATCCTTGATTGCTTCTGTTAAATCATTGATCTGTTCGGTTCCACCTTTGACTGCTTTTTTTATGGGATCTTCAATGTTATCATAAATTTCAATACCTAAAGATTCTACAGATCCTCCAAACTCTTCAACAGCCCCAGAAAGATTATCTTTCATTGTATCTGCCATATCTTTTGCAGATCCATCACAGTTTTTGTACTCTTCTGTCAATTTCTTTACATTTCCAGAACCACGATCCATAAGAGCCAGCATGCCAGACAATGATTCCTGCCCAAAAAGAGTAATAAGAGCCTGATTCTTCTGCTCATCTGTCAATCCAGACATCTTTGTTTCAAGCATTGCTGTTATATCAGCTAAAGATTTCATCTTTCCGTTAGAATCATAAAAAGACAATCCCAACTGATCCATTGTTTCCTGCATTTCCTTTGTAGGTTTTGCAATCCTTGATAATGCACCTCTTAAGGTTGTTCCGGCCTGTGACCCTTTGATTCCGGCATCTGACATGATACCGATTGCTGCAGCAGTTTCTTCAAACTGGATTCCCATTGCCTTTGCGACAGGAGCCACATACTTCATAGCTTCTCCGGTATCTGCAACCGCTGCGTTAGTTTCCGCAGCGTTCTTTGCCAGTACATCTGCTACATGTCCTGCAGAGCTTGCTTCTAGGCCAAATCCTCTTAATGTACTCGCTGCAATATCTGCACTTGTCGCTAAATCCTCCCCAGAAGATGCTGCCAGATCAAGCATTCCCGGCATAGCTTCTATGATTTCCGTTGTGCTAAATCCGGCAGATGCAAGATTTTCCATACCTTGCGCTGCTTCTGTCGCAGAAAAGGCAGTATCTACTCCTAATTGCTTTGCCTGATCTCTTAATTTTTCAAATTGGGTTCCGGTTGCGCCAGAAATTGCCTTAACTCTGGACATCTGGGCCTCAAAATCCATTCCGGTTTTGACAGCATCCGAAAATATTTTTCCAATTCCAATTGCTGCAATCCCTTTTGTCACAGTTCCTTGCAATCTGGATAAACCGGATTCCACTCCAGAACTATCTAAATCTGTTTCAATTACAACTTTTCCGTCGCTCATAATACACCTCTCGTCAAATAGTTAAAAAATGTCACAGCTATTTGACGCCCTGGGTGCATTATCCCTGCAGCACCAGGCCTACGCCTGTTCGCTCTCAAATTTTCTTAATACGCTACTAACATCTCCACCTTCCATCAATGCCTTATCAATGGCTTTCTGCAACTCGATTTCTTTTTTAGACATTCGAGTTTCAACCGGAATGGCATACAATTTCTTCATTTGCCTTGCGTATTTTCTTTGTTCCTTATTCATCTTAGATAGGTCAGCTCCACGCCATCCCATGATCTCACAGATCTTACAGTTATCGTGCAGTGCAGAAAAAAGAGACATAAATTTCCACCAGTGCATGTAATCTATGTCAAATAGATCTATTCCGTAGTCTTGCAAAAATCCGGCATTGATATAGTCCATATCATTTTCAAAAGAAAGCGTCGGTTCTTTTGGCTTACTACCTTTTTGCTTTTTACCACAGGAATAAAACCATATTAATTTTTCTGTTGCTTCTTCCAGATCATCCGGCATGATTCCCTTATAAAAAAGCTGCATGGCATAAAAATATCTTGCATTCAACTCTGCATCCTTTGCTGAAAGATTAGAATACTTTCTTATCTCTTTTGCAAAAGCCTCTTGCTCTTCCGTAAGATTCCCGAAGATCATGTTTTCTACTTCTATGATCGTCCTAAAGTCTGTATCAATTTCATAATCTTTCCCGCCGACCTTTAAAGTTGTCGGCGGTTTTTTCAAAATCATTTTTTACTTTCCCTCACTGCCATTTTTGCAATTTCATTAACTTTTTCTTTTTGTTCTTCCAGCTGCTTTTTAGCCAAGTTATACAGTTTCTTCACTGCACTTGTCCTGTCTGCAATATCATATTTTTTTCCAAACATTTTCTTAGATGTTCCATCTCCAAATGTTTTATCAAAAAACTCATCCATGATTTTGCATTCTACTCTGATTCCTGCTCCTTGGATCATTCCATTCACTGCATTCTTTTTTTCATAATCTGTGATGCTATTCCACATATTTTCAAAATTTTCATTGAAAGTATCCATTGTATCTGCATCCGTAATACTAAATGGATATTTTTCTTTATTCCAAATAAACATAATTCTCTCCTTTTAAATTCCTAAGCTGCAGCTTCTGAATCTGCTGTAAATATTTTTGTTTCTGTGTTGAATTTCCCGATTACCGGATCTCCTTTATCATGCAACGTTCCTTCTACCTGAAGTTCTCCATCGTTATCAGAAAAAGAACTGATCTCGGCCGATACTTCAAACTTCCTTGCCTTGAAAGTATTTGATTCTTCTTCTACCGCCTCATCTAAGTCGACTCTGATAAGTTCACGCTCTGCATCAGCTCCAACTTTTCTGTTTTTCCCAATGTCGATTAGGTCTTTAATCGCCGCCTCAGATACAATCTGATCCGCTGTAAATGGATGTTCGCCCTCATAAGATGTGATAGAGGATGTACTGGATCTATCTGAAATATATCTTTTTGTAGTGGTCTGTGCGCCAGGATCCTCATTTAATTCCTGGAATCCAGTTCCCATCAACTCATAATTTTCACCAACTTTTAAATATGCACGTTCCTGGTATCTAGGTTTTACTGCGCTGTTTGTTGTTTCTGTTACCGCCATACTAATTACCTCCTAAAAATTTTTGATAATAAACTAATTGGCACTGAATCTGGTACTGTGCCTTTGTCTCATCGGCATTCATCACATATCCATTAGTCAGTGCCTGTATCTTTGTTGCTTCTTTTCCTTCTCCAAGATTTGGAAGGTTGTTTGTCAAACTGCATTTTTCTAGCCATTCCGAAAAATCTTCATAAAACTCTGCTACATCCATGTTTTCCACTGTGTCGAGTCCAAAGTATTCACGGCTGCAAAAGACAAAATTAAAACGGCGAATTGTATCTCCGTTTAAATATCGTTTCTGTATTGGTGTGTCTGTCACAGATGCCTCGATCATATAGGACTTTGTATTTTCTTCTAGGTACTCCACTCCTACAAGAGCATTAAACTCTTGCAATAGTGGGCATCCGTTCACAAATTCTCGGATACTTCCTATTAAACTCATCCAACTTTACCTCCTGACATTTTTGCTACAGATTCCAATATGGCATTCCCATTATCAGCCCAGCATCTTTTATCCCATTCCTTTCCACGCAATCCTTTTCCCTTGTTTTCACGGTATTGTTTCTCTGAATACGGCTGTATATAATCTACAGATTTTTCCTTTTCCTCTGCTGTATTCTTCAATAATCCACTCAAAAAAGGAACGTAAGGATCCATGCATCTTCTCATTTCATGGGTAAAAAACCGCTGTACCGGTCCGCCTTTTTGCAATCCTCTTTTTGCTAAGATTCTTTGTGTCGGATTCATTTGCAGTCGAATCTTTTGTGCCATTTTATGCACCCCCAATACGCCAGTGCGGGAGTCCTCCACGCCGATTATCAGAAAAAGACAGTACCTTTCCTGTGTACTGCCTTTTCAAAAACTCTGATTCTTTTTCGAAATTATTTAATAATCCACGGCCGAATAGGTCTCCATTATTTATGGTCCAATATCCATCGGCTTCTTGGTCTGTTAATTTCTCATAAGCATCTGCATCTATGTACTGCTTTCCCTGCGTGTCTGCATTTTCTGGAATCCGGATTTTATACAAGTCCGAAGATGACAACCCTTTATCTGTAGTCTGCACTTCCTGCTTTGTATAAAAATTTACACCCTTGATCTGTGTCCTAAAATAAATAGGGCGTGCCGTTTCTTTGTCAACGCCACGCTTATTATAAATTGTAAGATCTGCATTTGTTATCATTGGCATATCCCCCTGTACATAAGACCTGTGCTCATTAGATATTGTCCTGCTGCCTGATAAGCCTTAGATTCTACCGAGTTTCCTTTTCCCTCTACGCTTGTCACATAACTTACGCTGTATCCGTCATTGTTTTCGGATTTCTTTTCTCTTCCAGCTTTATCTCTGGATATATCATCTTTATACATCAGATCAGCTACAGCACACGCCGCTAATTTTGCTTCTTCCGGGATATTCGTTTCATCAATGCGGCCGAATGTAATGTATCGAATAAAGATACCTGCTCTCAGCATGGCAGACGAAAAGTCATCTTCCGGGATTGTGCTGCCATGAAAATTTTTGATGTAAAATTCAAAATCCGCATACTCTACCATATTTTATCCTCCTATGTCTACCATGCTTTACCTCCTATGATTTCTTTGCCAATGAAACTTCTTTTGAAACTGGGCTGGAATCTACTGTTACACTTTCTGTAACCTGACTATATCCAGTCTTTTTGATCTTTGCCGGATATGTTCCTGCTCTCAAATTAAATTCAGCCTGTCCAGACGCATCTGTTTTTAATCTTGATCCATTGACATCAACAATAGCTCCTTCAATAGTGCTAGGTTCATCTTCCGTATCTTTTACGGTAAATGTAACTTTCTGTGTAGTAATCGGAGTTGCTGGCTCCAAGTATGCAAATGGGCATCCTGTTCTATCTTCATTCATTTTTGTTGCTGGGTTTGGAAGTGCCCATCCCATTCGGAATACAATACGGAGAGCCACCATATCCTGCTGCGCCAAGTTATATACAATTTCTTTTGTGGACGGGTCCTGAATTACACCCTGATCCAGAATTTTAACTGTTACATCCTGTCTGATAGCATATACAGCCTGTTCAAAATCTCCTACAACTAACTGCGCAACTTTATTATCAAACGCTCCATTTCTTGGGAAGTATAATGGTGCTCCATCTAATGAATACTGCGTTGCACCCTGCATATCAGATTTAAAAATTGGAGTTCCATCATTTGCTCTGATTCCTCTCAATTTTGCCCTCATGCTCATGGATGACAATGCTCCTGTACACATATATCCATCTTCTTCTACTTTTGCAATCACTCCATTTTCTGCCATAATTAAATTAAAATAATCTGCATTTGAAGATGGTGTGGCTACATTATTTCCTGCCTGTCTTGCCAATGTGATAATGTCATTTTGCCAATTTGCCGGTCGATTAACTCCAAAAATAACTGCACTATCCACTCTTTGGCCAATCGCTTCATTTACTCTTGGCGTAACTTCTCCAAAAATATCAAATTCAGCATCATCCAGCACTGCTTCTGGAATTGGAACAATAACAGCAAGTTCAGCTGCATTAAGATATACATTATCCCATGCCTGCTTAGTTGTCTGTTTCATTCCTGTATCTCCGTCTACCCAGTATGCTGTTGGTAAGAAATCCAGAACTCTGATTCTTGTCTGGTTACTTGTCATGTTTGGCAATTTTCTTGCCATACTCATAAAAACAGATTGTTTTGGAGCATCCTGGAAAATCGTGCTTACAACCTGTTCTCTAATAATCGCTTCTGCATCTTCCCTATTAGTAATGTTTGCTGGCATATTTACCTCCTATCATCTGCCTAATACGCTTCTTAGCGCATCATTTGCTTTCGTTTTTAAGTCATCTGTATTTTGAGATACACCAGGGGTACTAGATACAACTTTTGGAACTGGTTTGTCAGAAACAAACATATAATCGCTTTCTTTTTTTACTGCTTCGATTGCTGCTTGAATATCTTTGTCCTGATTTTTACTTTCTTTTAACGCATCAACATCCAACATAGCCATAATAGCTTTTTCATTTCTTCCTCCGGCTTTTCGGATCGCTGATTCTAACGCCATTCCGAACTTAAGATCGGCAACTTTTTTATCGCCTTCTTTTCTTGCGTTTTGTAAATCCTGCGTTAATGTGGTAACTTTAGTTTCCAATTCTTTTACGTTCTTAATATCAATACCTTCAAACTCCTTTAAGCTCTCCTGCGCATTGTCGAGCTGAGTTCTTAAGTTATCTCTATCTGCTTTAATTGGATTTAATTCTTTTCCATATTCCGACATAACATAGTTGATCTGATCCTGATTTAATCCCTGTTTTTGTAATTCTTCTGTATTCATTTCTTGTTCCTTTCCCACTATTAAGTTATTTATAGGTGCGTAACTATTCACCGAGTGACTGGACTGTTTTAGGTCTCATCTCCTGACCAAAATGCATAAAAATAACACCCAGATTTTTATGAGTGCCTCATGCAGCTTTACCCTGCTGCCGGGAGATATTAGATCACCGCCTTTTATTCTTCTGTGTGGCATGTATTTGTAAGTTTCTTGTATACATCTTCGTACAGTTCTTGCTTATCTCCATTAAATGTATACTCAGCATAGATTCCGTCTCCACTAACAGCTGTAGCAGCCAAACATTTATAATTTTGGAGTGTTTTACAACTCCATACGATAAATACATCTTTTAAATCAATATGATTTTCTGGCATATTTTTGTTGTACCACTCTACCAATTTCTTTTGGCATACACTTTCAAAATGTTTCATTCCTGTGATAATCAATGTAATTCACTCCTTTACTTTTTTGATTTTCTATTTGCCCATACTGCTTTCTGCGATACACTTCGGCTAAACCCAACAATATTCCCGTTTTTATCTCTGGTAGCATGGACTTGTGTCCTGGCCGATTCATATCGCCTTCCAGTTTGGTAGCATAAATTTTTCAACTCAGTTTCTTGTTCTTTTAGTTTTACAGATTGCGTATCAAATTCCTTTTTGAGTGCATTTTTTGTTTCCTCATTTCTGGATGACTCCATTCCGGAATTAAGTCCAGCTAGAACCCTTTTGTATTCTCTTATCTTTCTTTCGTGCGCCCTTTGCATTTGGCTTACTTCATATTCTGTGTATTTAACTCCGTTATACTCCATGTTTTTGGAATCATACTCTCTTAACATGCTTTTGGTATAAGCCGGAGAAGAAATTCCAGGAAAATAAGCATGGAAATTATGGCGGCAGTTCCATCCACACAATCCAGGTCCTGTGCCGTATCCAGTGCTTTCGTAAAAAGGAGGATAGTCTTTATCATTTCCTGATATGCAAAATACTCTGCCTTGCCATACTACATGAGATGGTCTGGCTCCGGCATGTGCTGTTGTCTCTACATAATCACATCCGGCTTCTTTCGCATATTGCAGATTGATTTCTGCTGCCGTCTGATTCACACCAGTAAGAGCTGCTCTCCTAGTTGCTACATCTAACTTGTCCACATGACCTGTCGGATATAATACTTCTGTGCTTATTCTGGCAGCCTTTTTTATTGCATTAGCAACAGCTCTGTTATAATTTAATGCCCCTGTTTGTATCTGCATCATAGCAACGTTGCATGTATCAATAAAAAGAGTCTGTGCTTTGATTGCTGTTGTCATTGTCAAATTGCTCAAGTCTCCAAAAGTTTTTTGGATGTTTGCACTTAAAATCTGTTGTATTGATTCAGACTGATTCAGTGTTATCGTTTCTTTTCCTGCTGCTTTATAGTAAACAGATTCATTTTCTATATTCTTAACACCTGCTTCTTCAAACATCCTTTTAATTTCTTCTTCTGTATATCCGGTTACCTGACTAATACGACGAATCACATCATCGTATATCATTCCAGCATTTTGTAATATCTCAATCTGATAATTACTTGTCTCTGATATATTTCCCATCCTAATAATTCGTTTTGCAATGTCAGATACAACTGATACTGAAAACTCATCAATTATCGCAAGAAGCTGATCTGAGAATCTATCCAAATATTCTGGGCTTAACATCTTTTATTCCTCCTGTATCTGGAATCTAGTGTCTACCGCCGGCATCATTTTCAATGCTTCTTCTTCCGAAACTCCATATTTCTTTGCGATATACAGTTCTTTCCGGATAAATCCTAAGGATGCATCCTGCTGCATGGATAAGAGTTCTTTTTCTTTATCAGCTAAAATGCTGTCACCCCAATCAAAGACAGTGTCATAGTTGCCATATGGTGCAAGATTATAAATGCTAGCATAAAAATCCATTGCAAGTATCATATCTTCCAATGCAATCTGTAAATTTTTTTGAATATCTCTTGTAAAATCAAAAGATCGTTGTTTGCTGCTTCTGATCTCTTCCGCTGTCTTATCTGTGTTATTAGGATCAGAGAGTGTACCATATGCCAGTCCGCAATTAAATTCCACTAGCCGAAGCTGGTGATTAAGCCCGTTGTAATAAGAGGTATCTCTTATGGCAGGAGAAAAAACATCAAGCAGCGGTTTATCAGTTGCGCCAGATGAATATTCCAGTGCACGATACAAGCGTTCTCTGCCTCCTGGATATACCATTTTATCTCTGGATGGTTCATATTTCAGAAGAGAGTCTGCAATATGAACCGCTGTTTCTTTTGCGTCATATTCCCAATCTATCTGTGAATATCTCTTATCTGCCATACGAATCGGATCAATCGCTTTTGCATAAGCAGACACACCAATGGGCGATGTTTCATCTGTATTGTTTGCTAGTGGCATCTTCAAATACCCAAACGGTAACCGATCCATACCAGAAAAAGAAATAGATGAAGATAGTTCTGACCACTCTGGAACTGATCCAACAGATATTTCAGATCCTAAGCTAAAGTCATTTTTACTTACAAATGCTCTGTTACTAATTTGCAGCAGACCATTTGCAATTTCATGCATTTCAAGTTTTGTATAAATCTTATCCCCTTTCCTGATCTGGCTTGCAAATACACACTTCGTCATTTTCCCGGAGCTATCAAAATCAATTGGGAAAAAGGCATCTGCCTGAATAAACTCAACGCTGATTCCTGCCTGTGTAACGTACGGCTTGAAAGCCAATCCACCTTTTGCGCATCCATACTCAAGCATTGGCCGCAAGTTGTGAATTACTCTTTGATATGCGCTATTTAACATGTCTGCTCTTGCAGATCCTGTAATCCTTGTATCAAATTCCAATAAGGTTAATCGGGCAAGCTCTCCTGTAATGGCCCCGGGAAGTCCCATAGTGTAAATCTTATCTTTTACTAACCAAGGCGGGTGATTTCTATACATTCTGCTCCATAGTTCAATGTCTGACGCCATTTGAGATGTCAGACTAATATCAACTTTGGTATCAGAATCTTTATTAAGAACTTCTGTGATTAAGGTTAAAAGTCTTTTGAATTTCATATGCATCTCCTATTCATATCGGATCAGCCTTGAAATATCTCGTTCTATCGTATATTCAAAACTGTCCAAACTATCAATGTCGCTTGTCCCGTCGTCCAGCCTCACATTTTTTGTAATTTTGTCCGGATCCCATACTGCACTGCAAAGAGCCGTCACCAAGTCATCACACGTAAGATCCATATAACTATATCTCCCTTGTGCCATAAGCCTTGTTGTAAGACGAATACGGTTGTTGATCTCTTCTTTCAGCGCATCTTCAACACGGATCCAGCCAAGTCCAGCCTTTCGAAGAGCGGATTTTATCCCAAGAATCAATGTTTTTTCTGCGCTGTCACAATACACCACAGTGATATATCCATATAAATTAATTACCTGAAGACAAAAATCCACAAACAGATTTCCTAGTTCTTCTGGATCAATATCGATCTGATTGCCGTTCTCGTCCTGACACAAGTGCCGTTTCGCAGCCAGCGATACAACTTCTTGATAACCTCTGGTAATTGCCGTTGCGGAAAAAGCATGTCCAGAAGATGAGCCTCCAAAATCCACACCCAGAATGATTTCCATGATGTCTTTCGGTTTCTCTGTCCTTCGGAAATTATGCAAACCGTTATTAAAATCTTCCGCGAACTGTCGGTAAATAAGTCCTTGTGCCGTAACTCTTTTTCCTTTTATATCCTGCATATACCATATGCTTCCCGGAACATATTGACTTTCTACTTCGCGGATACGCTCCTTTGACAAATTGATATTGTCATAAAGAGTGCAGTGTATATAGTTATAGCCGCCAATAAGCTCTCCGGCAGCAGCCTGCTTTGCGTATTTATCGATATATTCCTTGTATATCCAACTATTCGGATTGTCTGGGTTCAGATCCCAAAAAATTTTCCTTCGATCTGCAGCGATCGTTCGGTTAAATGCTTCTCGGATCGTTTTCCTGTGATGTAAGTTAATTTCTGTTGCAATCCACATTCCATAAGAATTTCCACGAATCCTTTTATAGCTGTCTTCTTTTGCCGCCCCCGCAAAAATAACTACTCTCTGATGGTTTCTTGTTGCTGATCCTTTAATAAACAAAGCTTCATTGTCTTTATATTTTCCCCAGCGGCATTGTCCTCGAAAAATCCACTCTAGTCCAAATCCATTTGCGTCTCCGATGTTTAGCTTTGCGGCTCCTACAGTAGATCCTGTAGCCAAATGAATCCTATCCTTTGTTGTCTTCAATTCGTGGGCAAAGGCAAATACGTTATCAATAGTTTTCCCTGCCCTGACTGCTCCTTCTGCCACATTGTACATACAAGACTCGCATTTTCGAATGTATTCTTTGTGTTTTTCTCCAAACCGAAAAGGAATTGTCTTTTTTCTTTTAATCTTTGCCGCCATAGATTTCTCCTTCAATATCCTCCAGATCTTCTATCTCTTGATTATTTCCGGTAAGTTTATCTACCTGCGCATTCAAAAGTCTGACCCGTGCTTCCTGCTCGTCCGCCTTTTCGTATCGTTTCATTAACTCTCTTCCAGCAGCCAAGCGGTCTGAAAGTGATGCATCCATATCAAATTGATCTTTTATCTCGCCTCTCAGGACGGAAGAATAAAACTCTAAGACCTCTTTTATATTCGCAATACGCGAATCCTCAATTTGCTTCTGACGTTCTGCTATATATTCAAGAATGTTAGGTTTGCTAAGGTTTTCGCTTCCTATGACTGTTGCCGTTTTCTCTGAATATCCTGCTTTTCTTGCCGCTTCCGCAGCGTTCCCACATATTAGATATTCATCAGCAAAGGCTTTTTGCTTCGGTGTGAGTTTCACATTTACCCACCATCCTTTATAATCTCAATATTTCTCAACCGCTTATCATCCTTTTTGGTTTCTATCACTTATTTCACCGCCTTCCATATATCACTTAAACAATTCACGATTTCTACCTGTGATGCTGTTCGTATGATTTCATAATCTTTTTCTTTCCACTTCCCGTATTTATTCCGGTACGTTATCCTTGTACTAAGAATCCGTATGGTTATCATTCGATTTTGTTCTTTGCTGTAAAATTGCGTTGATCCTATTTTTACAACAAGTCCACTCTGTAAAATCGCACGTTGCAACTTTCGTGTAATACTATTTAATTTCATTTACCTTCCTTTAAATCGGTTATCTATTTCTTTGTCCAGCCTTCTCTGGCTTCGTTTATATGATGCAGAAGTAATTTCTCTTGTTGTAGCTTCTCCATAGCCGTTCACAAATTTTCTTCTCGTCGTACTTGTATCTGTGCTTTTTCTATTTTTAAGTTTTGCATCTAACAATTTTCTTCTTTGCGCCTCTAAGCCTTGTCTTTTTCTTTGCAAGCTATAATATCTGTCTGGAAGATTCATCGCACTTCCGTTGCTACGAACAATCTTTTCCAGTTGTGTATTGATATTTTCTATTTTTTTGTCTAAACTCGCCGCGCTTCTACCTGTTTTTCCGGCGCCCATTCGTGAACTTGATCCTCTTCCGCCCATTAATGTCCTCGCCATCCTTTCCTAGGTCTTGGAGCCGCCCGATACCACTGATCGTTTAGCCATTCATTTGTTTTTTCTCTGTCTTTTTTATAATCTTGCTTCGTCTTCTTTATTTCCTGATCAGATATTTTTTTGACCGAAGCGCCATTGTTTTTTGCCCGATTAATAAATTCTTGCATCGTCATATTATTCGGCGTAGGCTGTGGCTTCCCATCAATTAATCTCTGATAATAATTGGTTCCTTCGCTAGAATGAAAGTAATATTATGTGGTCTCACCGTTAAGCGAAACCAAGACCCCTCGCGTCTTTATTTTGCCTGCTCCTCCTTTGCTTCCCATTCCGCTTGAACTTCCTCTGCCTCCCATGTTTACCTCATCTCCTTATACTTTTCCTGATAGGCTTTAATCGAAACGATATTCCCGTTACACTCATCAGGAACTTTCCCGTAGAAAATAATCGTTGTAGGATTTAGCCTGTCCATCATTTCCAGATACCCTTGAATAAAGAGATCTATGCGCTGTTTACTATTCATACAGCCAACAGAAGAAACCGCCACTGTACCGCCAACAGGTTCTCCATCAAAACACCATTCAAAGGATTCTTGATCACTCCATGATATTGTCGGAATTACATCTATTCCATACATTTGTAAATATGCACCTATCCAATGCTTGCGATAATGGTTGTAAATCTGCATAGCCTTTGGAAAATCTGTATAAGTACTAAAATCCGGAGACATGACGTGAGTAAAATCTAATAACATATTTATGTATCGATCCGGCGCATTCCACAAGCGATTAAACTGATAGTCATCTATGAAGAAATGGATTCCTTTGCCCTCTCTGTTTTTGCAGCTCTTTGCATAGTTAAAAGGCATAAAATCGCACTTTTTGTAACTTGTAGGCTGTATTTCTGGAACCTGATATTGCCCAACTCCATCAAAAATCATTTTCTGTAAATTTTCATAATTTTTCTTTTCTCTATACACGATGCTTATTTCTCCATTTCCTTTCTAAATTTGTGCATAAAAACAGCACCCATCTCTGGATGCTGAAAAAAAATAATAAATAAAGGAAGCTTTGTACGACAAAACCCACCATCAAACAATTCATAGTAGAGCCCCGGAGTCCGAAGATCATCCAAGTTCGTTCCTTGAGTGAGAGGGCGCCACTTGGGACGCCCATAAGAAGGCTATATGAAAAAACGTTAGATCATCATCTACTCGTTCTAGAATAATTATAGCATATCATTTTGTTTAATAGGTTTAATCTTTCACATATTGGCCAATTATTTGAGATATTCTTCCTTTGCTGTATCCTGCTCTTTCACCAGCCTCTTGTTGTGTTTTTCCGTTCAAGAATACCATTTCAAATATCTGACGATGGCTACTATCCGGAATATCTGCAATGAACTCTTCTATCTCGATCAGAAGATCATTCACTTGATCTTTACGCCTCTCATTGATCATCCTCTGTCTGATGATATGATCCATTTTCTTAGGCTCGTCCATAGCTACCATCATATGTGTCTCTATGTATGGAAATTCAGGCGCAGATCCCTTTACTTTTCCGTAGATCACCGGAACATCGTCCTCTCTTTCCTCTAACCTATCGAGCTTCTTTTCTATCATCTCCTGTTCTCTCTTTAGTGATATGTACTGCTTTAATGTCTTCTTGTCCACGCTCTCCCCTCCTGCTTACGTCTTTGATCTGCTTCTTTACTCTGTCGCAATAACTGCCGTACCATTCCAGATACTTGACCCGATCCCGGCACAAGCCCATGCAGTATTCTGCACAGGCCTTGCATGGGTTCTTCATGGTTTTAACTCCGTTTCAGCCAGGAACCGGAGCATTTTCTCTTGCCGCTTGATGGTTTCTCGCAGTTCGTTGTTTTCTTTCGCCAGCCCGGAGGCAAGCACTGCTAGTCCACATACTGCTAAAAATAGAATTATGTCCATTCCTTACCTCCTTCCCGCCTTCTGGTTCATCTGTTTTCTTTTTATGGATTTCGCCATCGTCTCTGATCGGTACGGCCTATCCTTCCTTTTCTTCTCCCTTGCTCTCTGCTGTTTTACCTTCCAATCTAAAAATCTTTTGCAATCCGGATGACAAGCGACTCTTTTGGTTCCTATCGCCCGATCGGTGCAAGAATAGCAAGGGCAATCTATGTAAGCCATTCACTTGTCCCCCTTTGTTGCTAAAGCTTCTGCCCTTCGTTCCTCTCTTATTAGCTTCCTGTCAATAATGTTTTCTATTTTCTCATCCGGTATGTTTAATAGTATTTGCACCTGCTCGAGACAAACAATAACGCCTGCCATTTCTTCCGTTATTGCTCTTATGTGGTCTTTGTTGTACGTTATAATCCCGCTGTCTTCTTTCCACTTTTTGTTTATTGCCTGTGTGAGTTTTGCCATTTCTTCTATCAGCTGCCGACTTTGTGATTCATAGCCGCACATAAAAGCCGTAGTATAAATTTTATCTATATCAATGTTTCCTGGAAAAATCATGATTTTCTTTCCTCTCTTTCTTTCTGCCTTTTTGCTTCTCCCAGTGCCCACAAAGTAACACCTACGGCACCAAATCCGGCGCCTATAATAAATGCTAAAATAGCTCCCATTATTTTACTCCTTTCTTTGGAATGTATAAACCTGGAAGTGGCTGCCATGCGATAATTCCATCTATATCCCCAAAACTTGCGTCTAAATCTGCGTCGTATTCTGTGAGATATGTGTATTTTCCATCAGTGCACAAAACAGAGTCACCATCTCCTGGAGAACATTCTTCCACTGGAATCCATCCGTCATTCATGTACTTGCGGATGATCTCTTCTGCTCTATTTCCTGCGTCATTGTCTATAATGCATCCTTCTGCCTTTAATTGTTCTATTATCTCTTCTAAAATCTTCTCTAACATGTCATTCTCCTTAACCTTTCTTAACAATTAATGCTATATAAAGTCAAATAGTTCCATTTGTCCGTCTACTGCTTCCTCTGCCATTGCCTCTTCGATTCTCTTTCTACACTCTGCAAAGCTTCCCAGAAACCTATTTGGATGCCTGTGCCTTCGCATTGCAAGAAGATCATTTCTCTTTATCGCTTCTTCCAATCCGGAGACATATCCCATCACTGCTTCATAGCAAACCTTCTTCTTTATATTCGTACTGGCATTACATTGCGTAAGCCATTGATAGTTTTCGTCCGCTTTGTACTTCGTCAAGCTTTCCCTTGCGTCTTTTTCAATCCGCTTCGGTTTTGCCATGTAATACTTCGGCACTTCCGGCGGCGTCTGGAGGTGATATTCTTCCGGAAGATCCAGGCTGTTTTCCTCACAGATCTCTTTGATTTTTCCTTTATCGTAAATCACATGATTTCTTGTCAGGTTCATGTTATATCCATCTTCCCAGAACGGATCATTTCCACCTTGTATCTTTAGATTATTCCAACGATCTATTTCTGATTTTATCTCTTGACATAGCTCCTTAAGCTGTTGCTCTGGGCTCTTTTCCTTTCTCGCCATCGCTTCTCCTTTCCGCCCACTGCCAAAAAGGCAGCAGGCTCATGGCTTATACATTGGCTTGTTTCTTATGCGCCTTGGTTTTTGTGGTATACAAGGTGCTCTATGCGTAAACTAACTTTCCCAGGTCCCACCGAAACATTTTTTGACTAAGACTACGAATTACAATATTTAGTATGGGTTTGCAGTGACATGGCGGCACCTGATCCGGTCAGTTCTTGCCTAATCCTTTATGAGTCTGTACACGGCGACTCTGCGCTTTGTGACGCTGTCCAACCGCTTCCCAACAACTTCAATCAACCCATCGTTCTGCAGGTCATTCATCCTGGGCTGTACCTGCTGTCTTTCTGACGTTGGAACCAATCCATGGCGATACAGCACAGCGGCAACTTCTCTGGCTGTCATATCTCCATAGGCTAATTGATCCAGGATTAATTTCTTTATGTTCCTGCCATCTGTCTTTTCGTAAGATTCCCGGCGTGTCTGCCGAGTGATCCGATTGCTTCGGTATGCGCTTGGGCATCCGAACATGTTAAGCTGCTCCATCATCATACCTCCTGCTTTTGTTCGCTCTGTACATTATCCGCAATGCATGCAATTCCGTTTTCGATTTTTCTGTAGGTATCATTTGCCATCAAGATATTTAAAACAGATTCCGACAACATCTGTTTTGTACTGGTATCAAACAACTCTTTGACATTCTTATTCACCGTGTCTTTGATCTCCCGGATCTGATCATCCAGATATGTTTTTACATCATTTCCAATTGCAAGCTCTGACCGGATATAATCATCAAATTTGAAGGTTTCCGTTTTTGCACATAGTCTATTATTGTATCTGTCTTTCTCATATCCGATTACCGTATGGAACTTTCCGTCCTTGATTGCATCAGCAATACACTTCTTTGCATACTCCTGCATGGAGTATTCTTTTAACGGTTCATCATCCCAGAAACTGTTTCCTCCAACCGTAATCTTCTCATGAGCAACATAATTATCGATCATATCTTTTACAATCTCGTGAGCAGAAAGCATAATAGTCCTTTCCATCTCTTCGGTAATGATCTCCTTTTTGATCTCTGCCAGAATCTCCTTTTTCAGACTTTTGATCACTTCGCTTTTGACATCGTTGACAATTCCTTGCGCAAAGTTCTGCATGTTAAACCTGATCTCCAGTGTTTCTCCCTGTGTTTTCGCTTCTGTATCCTGCCGTCCTATTTCCTCTTCAGCCACTTCGTCGTATCCTTCATAATCCTCGTATTCATCATAATAACTCATCTTCATCCTCCTAACTGAACTGCTTCTCCATGAGCTGTCTTTCCAGCTCATCAAAGTCATAGTTTCTTTGCGTAAAGTTGTGATTCCCGCAACCTTCCGCTCTGTCTTTGGACTCTAGCTCTACGTAGTTCGCATCCAGATAATCTATGTACCCGGAATTAAAAAACGTGCTGCCATTTTGGGGCTTTTTCCAGGTCTCTAACGCCAAGTCCGCCTTGTATCGGTCAATGGCACGCTGAAGTTCTTCAAAACCGATATCAAGTAATCGCCTCTTATTGGTATCTGACACCCTCCCCTTCCCACGCTTTTGCGGGTATAATTTCCAGAGTCTCTCAAACAGTGCATCAGCATCAGCTTTGCACTTTATATTTTTATTTCTATCTTCTTCTTTCTCTTGATTCTTTATCTTTATCGGGTTTTTTGGGTTTTCGTTTAAACCGTTCGGTTTTTCAGAAACCGAACGGTTTTTTGGGTTTTTGTGCAAACCGTTCGGTTTTTCCTCTTTCCTTGGTCTTCCACCCTTTTTCCCGTTCTCCCGGTTTGAATTGCACCGGTTTTCATATTTCTCCGAATCCCGATCCATCTGTTTCTGGATAAAGGAAAATGCCATCATGGAGATTCCGTCCAGTTCCGGGACCGTGCCTGATTCAGAGTAATCGATCAGGGCCATCAAGAGCCGGCCCCTCTGCTCATCTGTCAGTAATTCCAATGGCTCCCGATACTCGTGATAGATCAGGAAGCTGCTCTTCTGCATTCACCTCACCCTTTTCCATAAGTTCCATACCGGCTTCCCATTCCCGGTAGATCTCCATAAAATCATCCAGGAGCATCGTGGCCATCCAGGGTTCACGGTTCTTCCTGTGCATCACACAGGGTTTTTCTCCCTCCCTGGCATCGTGGATGCTCTGGCTCATGGCAGCACGCAGGTTCAGTTTTTCCACCCGCTTGCACTCGATGTGCAGGTAGGGAAGCCCAACTACGTCAGCGTCTCCGTTGCTACCACAGTATTGCTGTCCTCTCCTGGTGTCATATCCGTGCTCTCTTAAGACTCTGGAAAGTTCAAGTTCACCCTTCTTTCCCTTTTCTCTGCTGTTTATAGCCATGATCTCCCAAACTCCTTCCTGAAATCTTCCCTGGTGCCGATATATTCTTCCCAGTACTTCTGTGCTGTCTGTTTCAGGTCTGTATCGATATCTCCGTTCTTTGGATCAAAGTGCACACCGTTCGGATGGTAGTCCGGCCGGAGCGGTACGACAAAGCCGTACTTCTCACTCCGGGAGCGGTTTGCTCCTCCGAAAATGTGATGCCGCTCCACCTTGTGGGAACCGGTATAGATACAGCAGTCCATGTTGTCTGTAAATGCACTCCATAGTTTCTTAGCCAAAATTTACACCATGCCTTTCTTTCAGTATTTCTTTTTCGTTTGGAGACGCGATCTCTGTTTCCGGGATCCCCGCTTCCTTACAGCAGGTGATCAATCCGTCGATCAGTCTTGACATCTCCTTTGTGTCATAGGTCCTGGAGCCTCTTAACAGGCGGTATGTCCGGTACATCACTCCATCATTACCGAGTCTTACCTGTGATGTAGGGGCAAGATGATAATCTGTCGCATTGTTTACCTTTTTCTCTGCCTCTTCGGTGTCCGGTATCGTCACATAGACCGCTTTTCCGTCAAAGATCTCCGATTGTCCGTATCCACGGAGCATCATGTTGTGGGCTTCCGGGTTGCTCAAGCCTATCACATCCGCAAACTTCGTAAGCAGTGTCCAGTAATAAGCATTGGCATCCAGAGACCGCTTCTTCCTGTACTGCACGATACGGATCCGCAGCTTCTCTTTATCCTTCAGCTTGTCGTATTCTTTTCGGATATCACTGTCTACCTCGATCTCCAGCTTCTGGTGCCTGGACATCAAGTCGATGCCCAGACCCTTGAGCCTGCCTATGCATTCCATCCATCAGCACCCCACTGCTTCATGCATTGAGCGTGCACCCGGATGATCGTTGCATGCTGATTTTCGTTCAGCTCCGAAATGTCTTTCAGCGCATAAGAATCCAATATCTTTCCGATATCCAGATGCTTCTCATCACAGAACTCCAATAAGCTTTTCTGTTTTTCTTTGCTGATCCTCTGCTTTCCAACCGGTTCCTGCGCTTCCTGGGTTGTCTCCTTGCCGTATCCCCGGGAAAATACCACTTTCTCTGTCCTCTGATTTTTGATCTCGAGCTTTACGATCTTCTTGTCCTTTATCTCCATCCTGCTGACCCGGAAGTTGTCTCTGGTCCCATATTTCCCTCTGTCTTCGTATATATTGACGTCGCCCGGGGCGATCCAGATGAACGGAGCTGTATAGAGTTCTCTTCCAATACCCAGGTTAAAACATGCCCGCTTGAAAGAGTCCGAAGCCTGTCCCTTCTCCTTCTCTGATCTGGATTCTTTTCCAACATCCTGTTTGGAGATCCACTCTCCTTTCTCGGCATCATATAATTCCACGGTACAGAAGAGATTTCCTGCGATCATCTCATGATGCCTCTTCCATCCCATGATCCCGACTGTCTCATCTAATATATTCATGTCGCACCGAGCGTCTTTGTACAGTAATAAGCTACAACCGGTTGATTTGCAGGTTGCCACCCTGCATTCTACTTCGTCCGCTCTAAGGTCTCTAAACTCAATTCCCATTTCCTTCTCCTACTATTCATGCTTGCCGCCAGAATCCTTTCTTCTGGCTGTTTTCTACTCTGTTTTCTTTTGCGTATCTCCGGTATCTATCTGCTCCATACCTTTTAAGCTTTGATTTCCGGTCTCTTAAAATCTGCTCGATCAATGCATCTGTCTGATCCTGGCAAAAATAAAGTCTGGGAAATCCTCTTTTATTTTCGTATCGATATTCTTTCACGAATGAGCCTATGTTGTACCTGTATTTCAGGTATCGCTTTCCCGGATGATCAGAGATCCGGATAGAGTTACATACTCCGAAATCCAATTTGAGATAGATACTATCGGTCTTATATGCGTCATATCTCTGCACTGTAAAACCTTCTGCGATCAGTCTTTTGCACAGGTAATCAGCGAGTTCTTTTAGGTTCATAACGCTTCGCTCTCGAGAACCCGACTTGCCCACATGTCTGCAAAGTGCAGGATCAGATACAGCGCCGTTTCCTTCCCCTGGATCTGGTACCGGAAGTTTCCATATAATCCGTTATGCCAAAGGATCGCTTGCTGTTCTTCCTCTGTCAGTTCTATATATTGCTGTGCGATCACAACAGAACGAACTTCGTGGTCTACATACATCAGGTCTGGATTTGTTTTATACGGCTTGCTTGCACTCTGCTTTCCACTCTTTAAGATGTTCTCTACATAATTCGATTTTCCGTACTGCCCCATCTTTCCAAGGTCATGAAGGAGGCACACAATAATCAATTCATCTGCTGCATCCAGTGAAAGTTCCCCTCTCTCAGATAAAACACGAGATATATCTGCTGCAACATTCAGCACGTTTAAGCTGTGTTCTGCCAATCCGCCTTCTTTCGCCAAATGGTATCCTCCACTGCAAGGAGCTGTGAAGAATCCTCCCTCTTCCATTACCTTGATGAGTTTGTCCATTCCAGGTCTATTGGTACTTTCTAATAAACGAATGATCCGTTCTTTCGTTTCCATCTATTCTTCCTCCTTCTGTTCTTCGATTAGTTCCAGCAGATAATCTCTACAAGCCTGAAATTCGTCTTGATTGATTTCTTCATCGAAGTAAAATTCAAAAACTTTATCAGGGTCACTGTACTCTTTCCATCCGTATTTATAAATTCGAATACTCAAAAGAGCTACATGACCGCTCATTTCAAAAAACACCGTTGGTCTATCATTTTTTTCTGCATATCGTTTCTCATAACTTCCATCCTTTCCTTTCTGTGCTTCCATACAAAGATGGAAAAGATATTCAATCTGATTATTTATCATTCTCTTTCTCTCCAATCTGTGCTATAATGCACGTGAATAATATTATTTTTTTACTTTGCCCTTGGAAGTTGCCGCTTCCGGGGCATCTTTATTTTCCAGAACATGCAAGACTTCGGTAAGAGTCACTAACCTGCCTTCCAGCGACGCTATCTTTATCAAGTCCGGACAAGTTTGATACTCTTTTTCCAATGAGTATTCGCACTCCTTAATTTTTGTCTCTATGTAGGTTTTTACTGGATCGTTCATCTGCCTCACCTCCTCCCAAGATTGCAGGGGCTGCCACACAAAGGCCTAACAAAAACGGGTAATCCATCCATACCAGGGCAAGTCCCAAAACAATCAAGATAGATAGCTCTATTTTTGTCATCTACCTCACCCCCTCATGATTGACTTGTTTTCTGTTTGGAGCATCTTGAGCCTCCATTTATCGAACTCTTCTGTATCGAAAACGATCGGAGAGTTCTTTTGCCTTGAATCTATCTTCTGAGCAAACCTTTGTCCCGGATATCGATAGGCGTTCATTAACATCTCCTTTGGGAATCCCATGGCTACAAGCTCTTTTATTTTCATGACAGGTTTTTCGTATTTCATGTTTTCACCTTCTTTCTGCTATTCTTCGTTGAATCTTCTCTGTATATCTCCTATACTTTAAATACAGGCACTGCCATGCCGAGTATTATGAAAGGAGAGTTCTTCGTGTATGCTTCAATAATTGTTTCAATCATATCAGTCGTGGGATCTTTTATATTGGTTTATCTCAGCGTCATAAAAGATTCCTTCGATCAAAAAAGATCTGTTCAAAACGAGCAATTAGAAAAATTCTACATACCTTTTTACAAAATGTATTGTCGCGGTTTTATGTCTAACATTAAGTTAAGCTCTTTTCCTTTAGATGTTAGGTTGAATATTTTAGACTTGATGAGTGATAATATCCAATTTTTAGAACCGCTATCGCAATCACTATACCCCAAGTACTATCGTTGCTTACTGGACTTGATGGAAGCTGAGGACTTAAATCCGCGCTTTCCTTTAGAAGAAACTCAGCAGGAATTTGATGATATTTCTGAGCAACTCATCCAAGCAATATTAGATGAATACAAAGATATATTAAAGAAATGCCATCTACCAGTGCCTTCCATATGAAGGCGCTATTCTTTTGGCGTTTGGCGTCTTTGATCGCCATAACATTTCCAAATATTACGAATAAAACTACTATGCTCGTCATACCTTTACAGCTTCTTTCCATTTAAAAGCAACGGATAGCCAAGCTGGACTATGGATTCTAAATTCTGTAGCCCTTCGTCCGTCATTCCTTCTGCTAAAAGTTTTGCAAGGTCTTCCGAAGTGCCGGTATGAGAAACCAGATCAAACATTAAATCACTAAATTTTTTTATGTCTGTCATCCCTCTGATAACATCAAACTTTGTTACTTTTTCTTCCTTTTGATCTTCGGTACTTATCGCATTAATAATTTCAATTTTAATGTTTTTAATGATTTCCAAAAGATTTTCATTTTCTTTATCATGCGTTTTCAAATGATCAATGAAAATCCCATATTGAATTTTAAACTTTTGTTCAAGGCAAGCTATTTTCTTGTTTATTTCGTCCCATTCATATTGTGAAATTTGCATATCTTCTCCCTCCCTTCATTCCGTTGCTTCTTCTTTTTGTTCGCTTTTTTCTTTCTGTTTTCTCTCTGTTACCATTGCTTCTCCCATACCTAAGATGTAACCTTTGTTAAAGTCAGACATCTTAGTTACTGTCTCGGCTATGGTCTTTACAATTTTTTTGTCTTTATCAGACACATTGTCCACCTCCTTATTTGACTTTGTGAGTTTAGTATATCATTTCGAGAGTTTTTAGTCAATACTTTTCTCTCAAAAATATTGACTTTGTGAGTTTTATGTAATATAATTAATCTCAAGAAAGGTGGTGATGCTACAAATGAGAGAAAGAATTAAAAAAATCAGAAAACATTTTAATTTAACTCAAGTAAAATTTGGAGAACAAATTGGAGTAAAAGGAAATACAGTAACGAATTATGAAACTGGCTTAAGAACCCCAACAGATGCTGTAATAAAATCGATATGTCGCGAATTTCATATAAGAGAGGAATGGTTAAGATTCGGAGAAGGCGAAATGTTCATAGAAATGGCAAGAGATGAGCAAATCTCTGAATTTGTGGGAGGAATTTTAACAAATGAGTCGGATTCATTCAAGAAACGTTTGATTTCCGTTCTCGCCAATTTAACAGAAGAAGAATGGAAGATCTTAGAAAAAAAAGCAAAAGAACTCGTAAACGAAAAAAGGGACTGATCACCTCAGCCCCAGCAACGCTCTTACATAGTAATAAATCAGCCTTAAGTGCCGATCATCTGCTTTGTCGAGCATTTCAAAGATAAGTGTTTTATAATCCATATGTATCCACCTCTCACGAACACGAACAAACGTTCTAAAGTAGCGATACATAAATTATAGAACAAACGTTCTAAATTTGCAATAAAAATTCATTAATTGGATAAAATTGTACAATTAAATATAAAATTTTTTCTTATTATAAAGTTGCTCAAAGGAGGAAAAGCATGAAAAAGAAAATTGCCATAGTTGGCGGCATTTTATTAACAATATTAGTTGTTTATGTCATAGTCATCAATACTAAACCTTCAAACTCTACAGATTCTTCTACATCAACAGTCACTTCAGCCGAGAAAAAAGATGATTATAGCAATTTTAAAGAATACAAAGATGAAGATTTTACTTACAAAATACCTTCATCATGGAGCAAGTCAATACAAGGTGATACGACGTATTATTACAGAAATGATGATGATAGCATGGACGGAATGATAATGATATATAAAACAGAATTGGATGAATCCATCATGGAGCCAGGAAGTTTTGATTCATATGTAGAAGGTTTCGAAGAAAGCGAAGAATACTTAGGCGAAACAAAAAAACGAGATATAACCATCGATGGCATTGATGCAAAACAAATGTCTGCAAAAACCAAAATTCAAGGAGAAGAATCTTATATCGTGTCATCTGTATTTGATTATGATGAAGGTATTGTAACTTTTGGTTTTCTTACACGAGAGAAAGATCAGTACGCTGATGAATACAATGCAATCCTAGAGTCTATTGATATAATTGATAACACAAGCGAAACAACTACCGAGAAATCAACAACGGAATCGACCACTGAGAAAGTTACGACAGAAAAAACGACACAAAAAGATACAACGCCAACTACCGGAGAAATAAACGCACTAAACAGCGCATATGACTATTTAGATTATTCTGCTTTTTCAAGATCTGGATTAATTGAGCAACTTGAATATGAAGGATATACTAATGATGAAGCAACATATGCTGCTGACAATTGTGGGGCTGATTGGAACGAACAGGCCGTAAAATCTGCACAAGAATATCTTGACTACGGATCTTTTTCAAAGATCAGATTAATTGAACAATTAGAGTACGAAGGATTTACAAAAGCGCAAGCTACATACGGCGTAAATCAAGTTTATTAAAACAAAACCGCCCGGCGGCAACCGGGCGTGCAACTGAAAATTATAACACGTGGCTAAAGTGCTATACTTTTCCATAGACAGTTAAAGTATACCATTTTTAGCTACACCTAACAAGGGGTGTATTTTTTGTACCCTTTTTTAGAAAGGATGAACAAATATGGCTGTAAAATACAAAAAAGGGAAAGATGGATACTTTTCTACTCGTGTCTGGGATGGTACCTATACTAAGAACGGTGAAAAACACTATAAGCATCTGCGATCCAAGAAAAGTAGCAAAGATCTGGAACGCAAGGTAAAAGAGCTGGAATACCAGGTAAAGGAACGAAACGTCGTTAAGAGAGACGATATTACCTTTTACGATTATGCAAGGCGTTGGAGAACTTTATACAAAGATTCAAAAGCGAATGGAACGAAGATGATGTATGACCATATCATAAAAACTTACCTACGCGAACTGGAATTTGTTCGATTGCAGGACATCCAGCGTGTCCACTTGCAACTTGTTCTAAACAATGCAAATAATAAGCCGCGGACACAACAACAAATCTTGATGACCTTCCGACAGATCGTTGACGCCGCTGTCGCCGAACGATTAATGCCAGCCAATGTAGCAGATGATATTCTTCGGAGCATGCAGAGAGTAAAATATAAAGCTCCGGAAAAAAGGGCACTGCTTCCACACGAACGAGAAGCTGTTTTTAAGGCGGATTTTAATCCGATGGATAAAATCTTCGTCTTTTTAATTTACGGCTGTGGAATAAGGCGAGGGGAAGCCCTGGCGTTAACTGTGGATGATATATCTTTCGACGAAAGAACTCTGTACATAAATAAAGCATATGATTTTATTACCATAAAGGAACCGAAAACAAAGAATGGGTACCGTACTCTTCCGATTCCGGATATTATTTATCCTGCTATTGAGCAGTATGTGTCTGTCTTAAAGGATCAAGAGAAAACTTATCTATTTACTACCAAGCGTGGAGAATTAATGACCAGGAGCGCATACAGACGGATGTGGGAACGAATTATAAAAAAAATGGACAAAGTATCGGATACGCCAATCGAAGGGCTTACAGCGCATATTTTTCGGCATAACTACTGCACGAACCTTTGCTATGAAGTCCCACGCATATCCATTAAGATGGTTGCGAAATTGCTGGGGGATAAAGAAGCGACGGTCCTTAATGTGTACAATCACTTGATGATGGAAAAAGAGGATTCTACTGCTGCCATAAACGCCGCTTTGAACTTTTAAAAATTGGAACAAAAATGGAACAAATGATTTTTATTAAAACCGTTTACTTTTGATAATGGAACAAAAAAGGGAATATTTGTAAAAGAAAAAATTAGAACTATGAGATGCCGGAAACCCGCATAAATACAAGAAAAACGCTGCTTCTGGCATCTTCCAAAAGACAACGTTTCCGATGAGCGTGCGGGGATTCGAACCCCGGACAACTTGATTAAAAGTCAAAAGACCTAATGCTGTTGTATGCCCATAAAATAAGCCATTTTCCCACAAACGTGGAACAAAAATGGAACATCATGTATTATATAGTAAGCATATATTTTTGTCAATAAAAATTTTTTTAAGTCAAATTCCATCGCGGTCGCTTCTATATATAAGGGGGAGGACGACCGCAATGGAGATAATAAGAAGGTATTTAATAATCTGATTATAATATATTTACATACAAAAAGAAAGCCGGAGATTTCTCCCCTGCCTGATACAATTTTTATATATGCGCCTTTCTTAAGAAGGAGTTCGCAGAAAATGGCTGTTTTGCGCGGTTTTTCGTATATTTGTCACTAGTTTGTCACTAGTAAAAAAATGAAAAAAATCTCTTGACTATTCGTAACGAATGGTATATAATTAAATCAAGATAAGA